ACTTCGGGTAGAAAACAAAATATCAACTTGTACGGAACTCGCGGAGAAGGAACGAACCCGGTCTCTTTTCTCGATGGTAAAGTGGTATCTGCGGGTTCGGGACGTGTGTTAATCGGTACGAACTATTTTTTAAGGTACTGCAAGAAAGCTGATGTCAAGGTATGCTGGAACACCCCGATATACCAAGAGTCGGTCAATTTAACCGAGGTAGATAGCAAGTTAAAGAGAGGTGCAGAAGTAAAGGTTAACCAGAGCTTAGGTAAATCGACCAAGGATAAGCCCGTATTTGTCAGATTTTTTATTAGCTCGAACGGCAAGTCCAGGGAAATTACCATTCAGCCTTCCATAGTCTGGAATTACGCCATACCGGTCAAGAAAATGACCGACGAAGAGCTGAAGAATCTGGGCATAGAGTCCGCCGCAGCTAAGCCGTCCGGCGGTACATCGCCTACGGCGGCTACGCCGACTGGCCCGGGTAAAGAGATCGGGAGAATAGGAAGTACGGGTAATTCGACCGGACCACACCTTCACGCTGAGTTTAATCCCCCCCGACGAATTGTGGCGGCTGATCTGGACGGGATAATTTCGATTGGGGATAAACCTCCGTCTCAATGGGCAACGTCCAGCCCATACGGACCGAGAAAGGGTAAACAGCACGAGGGAGTAGACATATCCGGTGGCAACATGGGCGACATAAATAACCAGTCTTTAAAACTACTTAACGGAACCGTAATAACCGTATCCCCAAACACTGGAGACGGGTATGGTAACTATGTGGACATAGATACGCCTAAAGGCGTAATACGTCTTGCCCACCTCGCCGACGGTTCTACTTCCGGCGTAACAGGAACGCAAGTCGGTTCGAGGTCTGGGTCCGGAGTTCAGTCCGGTCCGACTCCGGTAGGCGTAGAAATATCCACAGAGTTCATAGGTGTGCCTCGGGCTCTACGGATAGTCCCAGGCCGGACCGTTCTGTCTTTTGTCACCAAATACGATGAATGGGTAGAGAAAGGGAGGCCGGACAGCATTGATCCGGGTGTATGGATTGCTGGCCGGTTCTCTAAATGGTTCGTAAAAGATGCGAATTACCGCTGGAGCCAAGGCGACCTGCGCGTAACACTTACCGGAGTGAGTGACTGGGGGAATATCACATCTCGTATCGATGTGCCGGAGTTTGAGGATTACATGAACGCGTATAGGGATACGAAGGAATTTACGGAGACTAGCGACTATTACGGATATATCCGGTCTCTCGGAGACTTGTGCTGGAAACTAAAAGACAACAAGAACTCGTGCGAAGTTATATGCGAAGAAGCCCAGCAGTTCCGGAACTTTTACAACCCCGCGCAGGGGCAGCAGGGTCCCGGCGTCAACGGTAGTTACCCCAATGCGCAGTGTACGTATAATAACCAGGTAGCAAACCAAATAATGGGGATGCTGAGGTCAGTAGGTATTAACACAAAAGTTGCATATTCCGGTGTTATCGGAAATGCCATAGTAGAGAGTGGTTTAAACCCAAACGTTCAGAACACCAGTCCGGGTACGGGGTGCGGAAGTACTCCCTCTAGGGTTTTGGGTATATCAGGATACGGCATATTTCAGCTATGCGGAAGCCGAGCTGACGAGCTAAACGCAAAATACAAATGCGGAAAAAATTGTGGCCTACAGCAACAACTGGAATTCGCGGCTGAAGAGATCAGGACCGGGAGAAATATCTCACCTAAATGTCTTAGTGATAACTGGATCAGTCGAATTAACTCTGCGTCCAGTCCGACTGCCGCTGCGGACATCTGGAATGAATGCTATGAGAGAGGACCGGGCGGTGTACCAGAAAGACGACTATCTGCCGAGGAAGTATTTAAAAAACTTAAGTGCCAGTAATGTTCAAACCTCTACTCGAACTGTTCATCAAAGACGTAATTAACGAGTCAATCAAGACGACTCTGAAGACCCAGGCTATCGCACAACTCGCCGATTCAACTCGGACCAGATTCCTAAAAGTTGTGGCTGAAGGCTACACCAAAGAAGTAGCTCACAACCTTTCTCAATATGTACGGTCAGTCGAATCGGCTACGGTCACGGTTACATCGGACAACCAGGGCGAACGCTTATTCCTCGCCCTTCAAAGTGCGCTTAAGTCGCTAGAAGTAGAACTGGAACAGCAGGGTCCGGATTCTGCAATAGTCAAGTACCTGAAATCGAAGTACGGCGAACCGGCAGAATCGCTGGTCGGACGGAAACCCATGCCCGTCTACACCACGGTAGCCGGTTTTTCTCCGACCGAATACGCCGATCAGCCCTGGCTTAACCGCGTAATCTCGGAATCACCGGCCATAAACGAAATCCTCTCAAACGAAGCTTCTCGGCTATTCGATCGGCTTTTCCCGCCCATAATATCTCGAACCCTTTGACGTATTTTCCGAAGCGTCAAGGACCTGGAACTCGGCATGGAATGCGTGGTAGTCAAACCAGCTTTCCGCCATCTCCACCGACTTCAGTCGGCACGTAACCCCTTTACATTTCACCGGAATCGTCTCAAGATCGTATCCGTGGTCTCTACACCACTCCTCGACTAGACGAATAAACGGATACACATGGTCGACGTGATAGGTACCGAAAATCGGTTTGCCAGACATCGAAGATTTGACCACCGGTTTGTCCTTGAAACGGCGCCGATACTCCATAATCTGCGGTTCGATCACTCCGCGCAAGGCTTTCAGAGCGTTACGGCGATTCTCTTTTGAGATGTCCGGGGCTTTTGTGGGCGGGAACATGAATTTCATGACGTATTGCTTGCCTATCCAATACGTCCGCCGATTCTTCATTTCTATTCCCCTTACTTTCTTACCGTTAAACACACGACAAACAACATAGAAACTCACGCTATCCGATAGGTTCGAATAGCGCGGTATTTTCCTCAGCACATCGAGCAGGAATTTCCGGTCCTTCCGGGTTATCGGAACTCCGGCCTCGTGCTTGTTCACAATTTCAGTCCATTTCGAACCGAACTGCTTTTTATTGTACTCTTGACCGCCAACGGTCACGTATCGGGCTGACATAGTTCTTCAGATAATACGGTTTCGAGTATCTTTTGTGTTCGCTCACGGATCCGCTCTTGCGTCGTAACTCCATTGTACTTGCGGTAAATAGTGGAATTAGCACGTTTATTAACGTACACGTCGACCAAGAAGTTGTAATCCTCTTCAGGCAGATCGGCCAGACGCTTTAGCGTCCCAGCATGATCGCTCAGCAGCTTGCTCAGGCTATCCTCCTCCACATCAATGCTGTCCACGGGCATTTCCGTGTCTTCATTGATTTCCTGGTAGGTTATAGAATACGCATTGCGCGTCTCCCGGACCAGCGCGGTTGGTATACCGGTTTTCTTAGATACTTCGAGGTCAGTTACTTCGGGGTTAGCACCGATTATCTTCCGTATCTTCATGTACGTGTCCGCGTATGTCCGGGGCATACGGATCATGCGTGAGTGATCACGCAGATAGTTCAGAACCTGAAACGTCAGCGACCGGTTCAGCCACGTACTGAAGTTCGCTTTGCTCGGATCCCACTTATCGTACAGTTTGACCATCGCTTCAAGCGCTACGGACCGCAGATCGTCGAACGGAAGACCACTGAACATGGAAACTTTTCGCGCAGCGTGCGAAGCTTTCCACATATTCTCCTTGATATGTTTGTCGCGAGTCCGTTCGTACTCCGATCTTCTACGTCTTTGCTCGCGGTTCAGTTCTACCGGTATCATTTGCAGTTCTTAACGATAAATTCTCTGAGCTGAGAGGCCGGAATGATGCCGTCTCCGTTAAATGCTATGAGATCGGACTGTTCGTCGAAGATTGCGATTTCTGGCGTACCCTGGCCCGACTCGCCTGGTATCAGCGACTCGAGAAACTCCCAGTTATCATCCAAAACGTTGTACTCACCCCAACCCGCATGGAGTTCGGGGTACTCCGTATCGATCTCTCCGGCTACCTGAGCCCAGATCGGCTTCATTGCATCGCAAGCCGGACATCCCGGCTGCGTAAACATCACTATTCTGTACTTGAATGAGTCAGACATTGAAACTCCGTCTAGCGAATATTCTATCACAAATATGTGGTTTTTAACGACCCGCGCGATAATCGAGCCGTAAGTCTTTGAGACCCCGAGCTATGGTTCAACTGGGGCAGTTGGACTCTACTTCCTCCGTGCATTGATTTCGACGACCCCATTATCTCGTCTCTATAAACCTTCAGTCCCATACAGAACGAGTCGACAAAGTCGTTGTGTTTGGTAAACGGGAAAGCGCAGAGTTCGGTCATGAGTTCGCCGAGTTGCGGAATATCGGTGTAAATAGATACTCTGCCGTCTTCGGCTATCGGAGCCACCTCGTTCGCACGAAGTATCTTGTCCTTGGTCGGTATGACCTCTTTTACCGGGGTCTGCAGCTCCTTACGCAGCATCTGGATCAGTGGCAGACCGCTCGCCCTACTTTCAACGTAAAGAGCTCGTGACCTCCATGTCTTCAGCCACAGCGGCATGGCCTTGAGGAGGTCGGGAAACTCCATTTTCTCCTTGTACACATGGATAAGGTGAAGATTTCTGGTCTTCTTGACCACGCCGAAGATGCAAATCACCGTGCTGTCATTCATCTCACCTTTCTTCAGCGCAGTGTCTGCGGTTGCGAAGACATATTCGTAGTTAGACAGGTTTCTCTCGTGATGCGAGAACCAGAAGTCTTTGAATATCGCTCCGCTTTCCCCCTGCGGCCTACCCAGATACAGCGTATTAAACGTCTGTTCGTCCTGTTTCTTAATAGATTCGAGTGCATGGACCGGAAAGAACTCGGGCCAATGCGATTCGCCCAGTTTTCTCCCCAACGGGTCGTTTTCCTCGTCTAAACACAGAGCCGGAACATTGAGCTCAAGCCATCCTTCCGGGTCACTGGCCAACAATCTGCCGATCACATCTTCTTTGTGGAACCGGGTCCCTATGCTCATCACGCAGTTGTTTGGCAGACCGCGGGTCAAGAACTGCGTGGCGGCCCAGCGAAACGTAGACTCCAGAACCTGGCTTGAGTTACCGTCTTCGAGTAAGTCGTCGAGTATGCCGATTCCGGGCAGATCGTTTTCGCTGATTACACCGAAACCGAAACCTGTAACCCCGGCTTCGGCCGAAGCGGACATAATAATCCCGCCCTGTCCGGAGCGAATGGTCTTGAGGTTACACTCCTTTTCGTTAATCGAACACTCCGGGAATATCCACTTAAACGCTTCGGATGTTACGTAGTTCAGAATGGCCCGGGAGTTTTCATGTGTCAGTTTGAGCGCATAAGATGCCATAATAAACTGAGCACTCGGACTCCGGCCGAGTTGCCAACTCGGCATCAGCTTGGAGATGAGCATGCTTTTTCCACTACGCGGAGCCAGCGATATGGTCGTACGACGGTAATCCGGATTGCCGTCGCAAATATCCTGAATGTACTGACAGATAAGCTCGTGTACACGATACGGAGTGAACACCCCGCTATTACTTATCTCTCTCGTAATGTACTTGGCGTACGTAATGAACTCGGTTCGACACCTGAGACGTAAAAGCTCTTTCTTGTCCTCTGAACTCAACTTCTCGAGTTGATCGGACATCTCGATGATAATCTGTCTTTCTTTGACTAATTCCGATTTATCCACAGTTAGTCTGACCTTCCCGGTTCGCTATGGTGTCGTACAACGAGCTTTCACCCGGTCCCGGATTTCTTAGGCGCGGCGACTCACCGGTCTGAGGTAACGCGGAACCCGGACCGGTCAGCGGCCCTTCTATCGTGTTATTCAGCACTCCGGATCCCGCTTCGACCGAGCTAAAGTATTCCGATTGCTTCAGCGAATCGAGCTGGTTACGGGACAGCGATTGGTCGAACACGGACTGATTCAGGTCCAGGTCACCCGTAGACGCGTTAAAGTCGTCGTCTGTCTTCGACTTTGCGGTCTCCGCAATGATTCGGTCCCGGTCGAACAACGTCTTTTCACTCGGAAACGGGATAGGAACGGGCGGTGTAAAAGCTCCGAGCGTGGAATTAAAGCCCGGGCCCGGGTCCAATTCTCTCCACTCCTTGTCTGCCGGTATAATCCCCTGGTTTAAGATCCTCAATGCTTGTTTCTTGTTCAGCGAGGCCAGAGCTCCGAGGTCCGGTATGTTCTGAAAAGCATTGGCTATATTCGGTGTAACCCGGACGCCCGCGCTACCTCCTCTTTTTACTCGGTCCAAAGCCTCAACAAAATAGTAGATGTCCTTGATGGCTTCGGAGTTTTGTCTAACATCTTCGAGTAGATTGGATAGCACCGGAACGTTTCCGTCCTTCCGATTGTTACTGTAGAGTATGGAAGACAGAATATTAAAGACCGAATCAATTAGTTTTCTTTCTATCGACTCGACACCGGTTATGTTGTTGTCCGCAGCTTTTAAAGCCTTCTCAACCCCTTCAAAGGACTTGGCCATTTCTAAAGCCCTTTCAGTCATATCGGCAAAACGAGAATCGTAGTTCGTCTTACCTGCGTCGCGTACTCGCTGGACCTTCTGGACCGTCTGGGTCAGGTCTTTACGGTTAGGTGTAGTTAGCTCTTCGTCTAACTTGGTCGACTCGGTTCCGTTTTCTTTAGAAACCGGGTTGTTGTTGTTGTTAAGTGCGTCGCCGGTAGGATTATATGAATTCGAACCAGTCGACGTAACCGATCCGCACGGATCTAGCACATTGTTTCCATCACTATCTTCGCCATGCTCGGTTTTACGGCAGCCCGGTCCGCACGGGCACTCCGATCCGCCCGATTTACCTGCAAATAGGCCGCCCAGACCTTTCACCCCGGACAGAATAGTAGTGGCCGGATTAAACCCGCCTCCTACCAGCGACCCAAGTGAGTCTAGTCCGATTCCACCCTGGCCAAGCAGATCGGACATCGCTTTTCCTTGACCAATTAGGCCAAGCGCCGTACTTGCCAACGTCGGGACCGAATTTGCCGGAGCAGGCAGTTTCTTTATCTGGTCAAGATTGCTGACTGAGCCGAACAGTTTAGGTATAGCTCCGAGCGCACCGTCCAGTACGGCTTTGGATACGGACTGAACAACCCCCGGGCTAACCAGATTGCTATTGAAAGCCGTACTTATCGTCCCGCTAATCGCATCGGTCAGACCGCCTTTGACCGCGGAGTCAAGTATGTTGCCCAGCGAAGCCGGATATTTCGATTTCAGCAGGTCTGAGGCTATGTTCACGACCGGACTAACATACTTGTTCACTTCAGGAGGGAGCTGGTCTAGCCCGATGGCCACCGCGCTGTCCACTGCGCCTATGATCCCGCCGCTAAGCAATCCGGTCATCACCGATCCGGCCCGTGGGTCCAGCGTGTTCACAGCCGCACGTAGCGTCGCCGTGCCCACCTCGAACAACGCGCCATCGACGTCGCCATCTTTTACGCCATTGACCAGCACATCGGCCGCACTGCCAACGCCGTCCAGAATAGTTTGCGTGGTCTGACTGACCGACCCGGACTCATTCAGTTCTGATTGGATTACGTCGGTTATCTCTTCGACCGGTATGCCGGTTCTCGCATTCAACGCAACTCGCGCAATACTTTTCATCGCCCTGGCCCCGTCAAAAGCCGTTTCCGGGATCAACGACGCACCTCGGAGTAAGAGTTTAAGGGCCGGGTCGGTACCTGTAAGCTCGATCTGTCTAATAGCTTCGTCAAAAGCCACCGATGCAATGGACTTGTCAACCCAATCCATTCCTTTAGGCTTTGCTTGCTTCTCTTCCAGGGCCGGAATATTTTTCAAACTGCTCATGAACTCTACGCGATTGAGCGGTTTATCCTTGCTGTAGAATTGCTGAGGTATCCGCCTTCCGTGTTTTACCCATCTCATCAGTCTTTGGTATCTCTGACACACCACGTGTTCCGAGTTATTACCGTCGTCGACTACGGCATCCATTCCATGGATTTTCTCCGTACATTTAGGTAATGCGGAACGAAAGAATACGGGCGGCGAACCCATGGGTAGCCAGCCGTAATTCTTATTCTCGTCACGTCGACAAACCATGGTCGTGGTACGGAAACCACGGTCTTCAGTGTATTCGTGAGTCTCACCAAGCAGCGATTCTGTGCATTCCGGGATACCCGGGTTTCTGGTCTGAGCTTGTGTAATAGCCGGCGTGGTTTGGTTACCCGGGTTCACACCCTTTTCCACCCACAACCCGTTCGTAAGAGATTTCCACGCCCACATGTCCTTCGAACCGACCTGTTTGCTCGTACGACGCATACATACGACAAAGTCTTGGTTCATCTCGTTACTTAAGATGTAAGCTCGACCCTGATTTCCCTCATTACACTTCATTCCCGGGTCTGTCGAATCGTTCCATACCGCCATACTCTCATCGATTATGGGGAACTGAATCGGGTTACCAGCAATCCCGACTTCGGGGTCGTCACGTACGATTCCGATTACGTGCATATTCTCCGATCTACCATTCGTCTTACCTATTAACACCTTCGCGCCGATATATCTCGAGCTCAACGTGCCACGATTTGACCCGGAAACTGGTATCCAGTCCGAAGTCAGGTTGTCATTAGTAGTCACTTTGACCCGGCCCAGCTTCTTCGGGTCGTTTGTGTCCGCTATGATCGCTTCTTCGTTGAACGGGTCGGCGTAAGGTACGCCCAGAGTCTCAACAATTCTAGTGGTGACCCCGGCCATTGCGGCTATGGGTAAAAACGGGTTATTCATGAAGGTTCGATATTCGGTTCAAAGAAAACATCGTCGGCGACCGACAAGTCCGCCGTACTTATAGCATATTGTAACCTGGTCGTACATGTAACCGGAGCGTAATTCTCTACAATGTGCTGCGCAGCATCCCAAGTACGCCCGTTACGGTTGTAGTAGAAGGGCATACGCACCACGACTGTGTTAGCCGACAATTCGTCTTGGCACGTACACAAGTCCGCGATCATCTGGTTTGCGAAGTTATTGACCTCTGCGTCCGTATCCGTGCCGACCTTGAGCATATCGACCATATACGGCGTATTGATCGGCGAGGTTATTTCTAGCTCTCTAAGTCCGCTACGTACGGTAAGGTCGAGCGGTTCTCCTTGAAACTCCTCGGCACTATGAGCTTTTATACCGAACACCCAGAGCATAAACATCAGGCTGAGCATGCTGCCGCGTGCGGGGAGTAAGCCGGTCCAGGCCGAGGCGTCGATGACCAGGTTGCTGAAGTTAACCAGTTCGGTTAAATCGGTGTTAGTATCGTATACTTTTGATGTATACCGGTAAAAAGTAGATATTCCGCTGACCGGATTATAAGCGTACTGTTCTATAAAACCCAGGTCTATTTTCCTGAAAGTGTCGGCTTCTGGGTCCGTAGTCCACATCGACCCGCTTAGCTTGTTAACATGTGCATTAGTAATCAGAAGCCGCTTAACACGATCCGGCCAACTAACGTTCCACAAGTTCGACGTAAACCCTACATGCTGAGCTATCCAGTCCAGGTTAGGAGGGTAGCAAGTGTCCGGATTAAGGTAGAGTAGATAGAAGTTATCAAGAAGAGTTTTAGAGCTAGACAAGAAGTCGTCGGTACCCGAAATCAACCACTTAGCCACTGCGACCGAGTCGTCTTCTTTGTTATACGCTTCCTCTACGCCAGGCAGTCGGCCGTAAACCGGACGCCCTATCTGCTCGTCTATCTGTATAGACGAACCCTTTATTCTGCTCAGAGCGGTTTGAATACCGGATTCATAAATCTCTGACAGCTTGTAGTAACAGGAGATCAGGAAGTCGCGGTTGTTCTGGCTGCCCCGGTCTATCCAGACTTCTTCGATTCCGTTTGTCACAACTCCGTGCCAAACCGGGTCGAGCGTCGATTTGATCGTGTCGACCAATTTGTCATAGATCTGCTCTTCAGCTTCGACAGTGGCCTGACTTCGATACAACAGTCTGCGCAGAAAATCGTCTACCGAGTCGGTTATAGATTTGATATTTCCATTGTCTGACAGACGAACTATCACACGACGCGTAAATGTCTCGGACTCGTAGGTTGAAGGTGGCAAATAGACCCGGGCCGGTATGCTAGCAACTCGGTCAACATTTACGGTCCCCGACCCTGCAGGTAATACAAATTTACCCCGGACAATACTGCGCAAGTCGACATACTCAGACCCGTACACGTAATAATGTAGGCCGGGGACCGTGAACGAGTCATAGCGCCACTTGTCACCCTCAACCCTACTCAACGCGCCGATCTTACACTTTCCGGCCAGACATTGCTTATCCGTTCCGTCTACACAAGAAGCCCGAATAATAGCGCAATTCTCGAATCCGTTCTTCCCTGGCGACCCGTGTGCGAAGATTTCCAGCTCCGGGCCGAGCAGAATATCGGGTATATGGACGTGCGAAACCGACTTATACCTGTATCCATCCGCCGTACTATTCTCATAATTCAGGGTTATCTGTTCGTTTCTACCCGATTCAAGGTCGTCAGCAAGATTCTTACGGAACGTAATATTGCCAAGACGATAGTTTCCTATCTTTGTCGTAAAACGGTTCTCAAACTCGAAGTATACACGAGCTGACCCGAAAACAAATGCTGGTGACTTCAGCTTTTTGGCTGATTTTCTGTCCCAAGTGCTATTAGACGATATCATAGATATTCTCGTATGTATAGGTCAGTGTGCTCGAATCGACCACCGAGGTCAGCGAGATAATTGAGCGGTATAGGCGAAACCCGGACACTGTGTCCGGAGAAATCAGCGCTTGCGTGTCGTTTTTAGTAACAATCTGGTCATACGCATACTCACATGTGCCGCTTTGTTCGTCTTCAATGCCTACAAAACGGCCGCAAATAGTATCGGTGCCTCCTACAACATCGGGGTCAAGTACCATTTTTTTGATATCAAGAATCGGTACTTCAAGCACAGCTTCGTAGTTAATAATCTCTTTCAAGACCGACGAAACTGGCAGATCGACACCCAGACCGATTATGTCGGGGTATATCAGATCTAGCAAGATTGACTGTATATCGCTTGCGATCGTATCGGTGAACGTTGTGGTCAATCTGGGATCCCACAACACATTGACGACAACTTCGATAGGTACGACAGACACCGGGGTCAAGTAGATCTTGACATCGAGCGGGATTCGATCTCTTATCGAAGTAAGCAAAGCCGATTGTGTCGCCGTACTCAGCGCACTGCCGTCCGCGCCGCCGGCTACGATAAATATTCCGCGAGAATTGTCACCATATCTCGACTCGTACGGCAAGATCTTAACCAGCGCTGCTTCGGGTGCCACAGATGCGATCTCTGTCTCAAAATCAAGTATCGACGTTAAATTTCTACGTCCGAATAAACCGAAAGCCCGCAACTTCATCTGGTCAATGGTCTCCAGATCCGTACCCCCAACTGCCTCGCTGTTGTTGGTTATGAAATCAAGCCCGAGGAAATTACGATCAATCCGACCGATAGAGCCGGCCGGAACGTTGTACACTGAGCCCCACCGGAGCGACTGGGCCACAGCCGTCGCGCTAGACCCGGTCATACTGACTTGCTCGAGTAGTTCGAAGACTTGGCCGCCATTCGCATAGACCCGGGTTCCCGAAGGTATCGTAACCGGTCTGCTGTAACCGGCCACTTTGAAAAAACTAATCTCCACGGTTGCTCGTGAGCCAATTTTTCTCTGAATGCCCAGCGTCTTCAGCCATTGAATAGTGACAGCTTCGGGCAAAGAGTTAAGGTAGTACAGTAACTCGGCTTGTGCGAATCCTTGGCCCTCACTCATCGCAGCCATTGGCGATGCGGGGGTGAAATCGGTTATTTGACCACCCGACTCAATATTGATCCGGGTCTGAATAGCTTTGACAATACTCTCGATATTGCGGCTATCGAGCTGCAGGGGTAGTAAGGGTCCGTAAATTTCAGTTGCCATAGGGTTTAGAACGCGTTAGATCGCGTACGAGTGGAGTAGGGTAGTCCGGACCCCGGATCAGCATTCTCTGATTCGTATGACGGTACTTTGGTCTGGTCTATGAAATCGCCGTTCGAGTCGGTCTGAGGATCGTATACAGTATAGCCGTTAATACCAACCACTATGTCAGTCAAGTCGATGTTGTACATGGCCTGATCGGCTTGACTCAATGCACCCAGTCCGGTCAGATCTTTTAGCGTATCTATTGTTCCGAGTCCGGCTATAGAACGGGCCAGACCCTTAAGATCTCTTATATCGCTCAAGGACATAAGTGCGGCGAGTCCGGGACGCAACAGGTCGTCAAGTGGCTGTAGTGTGGGGTAACCGGCATAGCCTTCGGTCAGAGATTTCACGATATTATCGGGCAAATTGTCCCCCGTGTTCCCCATGCCCGGATATGCCACTCCGGTCAAGTAGTCGTTAGGGGTCAAGTAGCCGGTCGTGAAAGAAATCCCGTTGTGATCAAGGTCTAAGCTGATTCCGGAGTCCAACTCAATCCGCGTACCTGCAGGTAGTTTGTCCGGTTTAGAGTGCGGAACACTTGCTGCGAGTGTGGAAAACAGTTCGAGGTCGGACACATTGGCAGACAGATATTTCGAAACGTTCTGCGGATTTATCGGTATACCCAGTCCAACCGCTGCGTATTCGATCGCATCGCTGAGCGACGACTCGTACGTGCCCATCTCATTAAAAGACTGAACAGTTTGTTCGTAGACTCTTTTCGCAATCTCTTCAACAGTCTGGCTACCAGATTCCACAAACTTCGTAAACCTTGAATCCTTACCGTACTCCGAAGAAACCGCTGCGGAGAAGTCGGCCAAGCTCAGCCGATTACTTATGACCTCGGACGGAGGCATTGGGCCGAGAAAGTCAGTAACCGACTGTCTTCTGACCTGGCCAGCAACTTCGGGATAACGGGTCGGAGATCCGTATGCCACGGAAGCCAAGCCGGTTATCGTCGACCACGAATCGGTCAGATACGTTGACACAGTAAGTTCTAATCCCCTACACGGCTTTCAACGTTGAAAGCAACACAGGTACGTAATTAGTTCTGTGGAAGCTACGCTACAGGTTTTGGCAACTTCGCTTCCTGGCGAAGAACCGTTCATCGGAGACGGTCTGGAATCCGAGCTGGTCGCAAATACATCGGACGGTCGGATATGGTCTTTCGATCGCACCGGCACACCGGTCGAACTGGGCGGAGCTTGTGTAAACAGGCCGATAAACTCTAACCTGTATTCCGGCAACTACTTAGACCTCGATGTAACCAATCCGGATAACCTACCCATCCCTGTTCCCAACCCGAGCGAAGTGTTGCCGGGGTTTTACAGAGAAATCCGCATCCTTCTGAAGTTCGTAGGCGTGCCGCTTACGTTCACAACGTATTTCGACTACGAGGTTGACTGGGGCGCGGGCGTGAATCCGTCAACCTACGCAAATACCGGTGCGCTCGTCTTGGTCGAACTGTTCAGTTTCGGTCCGAGCCCGAAATGGATGGGTCGTGTGGTTTGGTACAGAGAAGGCGATAGCACGCCAGACGAATGAATTTTCGTTGAAAGCCAGTTAGTAGAAGACTAGCACTCCCCCTGATCAGTCTGTGGACAGAATCACTTTTAGTAACGGTAGGTCGATAAGCTCGGACTACTTGAACGAGATCCAGAAAGGAAACAAGTTTGACGGGGACACCCGAACCGATTACTACGCTAATCCGTCTGGTTCGGACGAAGCGGGTTGGGAGATAGGCCAGCGAGACGGCATCAAGGACTGGGAAATCGCGAATCCTCGCGTAAACCCGGAATCCGCGGTCGGACGCGGCGCACACGACGGTATCGTGCTGGGATGGGACGGTACGAACGTAGTTTCTCCGGGTGTACCGGCGACCCGCCCGACCGGGGCGGGCGGAATCGGCGTAACTGTCGAAGCCGGTACGGTCATATCGCGTAATGGCGATCTGATTAGCTGGGAACGTCAGACTGTTCAGATTCTCAACAGCGGGGCCGGTGCGGTCTCCTATATCTATGTCGAAGAAAATAACAACGACCCGGTCATTCTTTCTATCTCCGACAAGTTACCCAGTGTCACCAATCCGCACATTCCGCTTGCGCGTCTGACCCTCAACTCGACCGGAGACGGCTTGGCCACCGATCCGACAACTTCGGAAGTTGTGGGTACGGGTTATGTCGATTTACGACCGAATACGTATGCGGGTAATCTGAACAACTATCCGTACAACCTTGCCAATACTGAAATCCAGAGTGTCGATTATGTCGCTTCGGTTTGGGACCGGGTCATTGTCGATACGAGCAACGGCAGCACGATTGTTACGCTGCCCGAGTCTCCTAGCGATTCCGACCGCATCGCAGTTGTTGATATTTCCGGCACATTCGATCGTTTCCCGCTGATTATTCGTATAAACCCCGTATCCACCGAGTTACTGAATAACTCGACCGATGACTGGATCGTTAATATCCGCGACGCCCACCTCGAACTCTTCTATCACGCTGGTACGGGCCAATGGAAGTTCGAAGAAGCCCCGGGTTCGGAGTGTACGCCGGTTCTTGGTACTTTCCTGTCCTGCGGTGGTCGTGAATACGTTGGCGACCGCATGGCCACAGAGTGCCCGGACGGTGCGTTGATTCCGGCCGATTACCCTAACCCTAGCCCGGGCGCGTATAGCTTCGAGCCTTCCCAGTCCGATCCGACTCTGGGCAAATGTTACAAGGTGTATAACGACTCCGTCGCACTGTACGCCAATGGTATGGGAGGCCTGATTAACGTTGCGAATACGCCGCGCTGTGACAAAAACAGCCAGGCCGGCGCAATCTCGATCACCCGTAATACAATTTACGTTGACCCGAGCATCGGCGAAGACTCTATAGGAAACCCCGGCGTAGACCCGAACAGGCCGTTCCGTAGCCTGGAGCGTGCGCTGATCGAGGCAGTCAGAGAATCGAAGCGTACGGGGCAATCTAACGACCGATACGATCGCGTGATGGTCGAGCTGGCCCCGGGCGACTATTATGTGGATAACTCGGCCGGTTCGCTCAGCACGCCGAGTATAACTGCGAGCACCGGACTGATACAGCGTTCTTCGACCAGCTACACCATCAGTAGTGTGCAGGATGGTGACAGAGTAAAGCATCTGACCATCGACGTAGGCAATGTTATTTCCACACAGCCTCCTCGTTCCCTCAACCTCGGCCGTATACTTTACAGCGAATCTGGCGGTGTAGGTAACATCGCTCGGATCGAGAAACAGTCTGTCTCCGGGTCTAACTGGATTATTACGCTTGAGTACGTCAACGGATCGTTTAACCAGGGCGACGAACTGTTCTACGACAATCTCGCCGTAGTCAACCCGCAACAGGGCGGCCTTATCGTCCCTCGCGGCGTATCTATCGACGGTACGGATTTACGTAAAGTACGTATACGCCCGATGTATGTGCCCGAGCTTACTCCGGTGCAGAACGATCCGCAGATTGAGCGTACCGCCATACTCAAAGTTACGGGCGGTAGCTATATCTCACTGATCACTTTTACCGATAACCCGCAGTACGCCCGTACTCACAACACCGTTACTTCGGTCACTTTCGCATCTCAATCCGAGATTAACGGTAACGGCAGTGAGACGTCGTATTACACCCGGTTAAACGGCCTGTTCGCTGAGATCGACGGTTGGGGGTCCGAGGGCCTCGAACCGATCCCGGCTGAAACGACCATTGTCGCTCCGATTGCTACGTCGAAGGACAACAGGTCGCAAGATATTGAAGAGAACCAGACCGGCTTACTCGCCCCGGGCGGGGATAGCCGCGCTAACGCGCCGGTCTCTTACCCCGGCGCAACCCGTATCAGAGATACGGACGGCGCTGTAATTCCGCTTCCCGATATCAACAGCACGCGTTCTTCGTCTCCCTACGTCTTTAACTGCAGCGTACGTAGTATTTTCGGCTTGAACGGCCTGTGGACCGAAGGCAGCAGAGTGTCTGGTTTCAAGTCCATGGTTACGGCCAACTTTACTCAGGTCAGCCTGCAGACCGACCCGAACTGTTTCGCTCCGACTACGTATTACCAGGATCCGCCTACCAACAAAACTACGGGGACGGGTAAACAATACAAGACCTGTACGACCGATACGTATAAGTACAGGCATTTCGGCATGCGCGGCTCTAACGACGCAACGATTCAGATCGTTTCGGTGTTCGTTATCGGTAATAGCGACCATTTCTTGTCGGAATCCGGCTCCGACTTGTCAATCACCAACTCTTGTTCCGACTTCGGCGACATCAGCCTACGAAGTGTGGGTTATAAGGCCAGGTCCTTTAGTCAAGATGAAAAATCTACGTCTTCGGGGTACAAAGGTACACGTATTACGCAGATTATTCCGCCCCTGCCGCTGACATACAATCCATTGCCTGACGGCAGACCGGCCACTTTGGAGGATATTGAGATAAACACCGGCCTGACTATCGACTACTTCAAGACTCTGGCCTACACGTATGTAAACAGAACACCGGACCTCAAAGCTCCGTCTACGATGCGGATCTATGTTGAAAACTCTAATACCGCTTCGTCGTTTAGCCTGAATAATCCGCCTAGTGCGAGCGATATAGCCTTTGGTCAGTATACTTACACCAGAAAGGTGGGCCAGACTGATGTCTGGCAACTCAGTGGCGGCCCGTCCAGGCAGATTCGTAAAAGGATCTATGTCACCGGTTTTGACGAGGCCGGTAACAGCCTTTTATACTCTGGAGACTTAAAACAACCCGACCCTACTACGAATGGGTTTAATAGGCTTGATGATAGTTCTAAAATATTTGTCTGGGACCCTAATCCTCAGACTTATAATGAGGACGGAGTACTTGTCGCCGGACCCGGTGCATGGTACATACCTGTTACGACTGAGAACATCGTCGAAGAGACAACTGATACGCCCGACCCAGTCAGCGGTTCGAAGGATGGCTATACACTTAAGAGATTTGACTATGCCTTCAGGTTCAAACTAAACCCGAGCTCTGCTCCCAACTCTGCGGTCAGAGACATAGACTACATCTTCGACCGGTCTGCGGTAAAAATTATACGTACGCAGGACAAGCGAGTAGGGGATCAACGCGTATACCGGGTCTTGCTGGAAGGTTACAAGAAAGGCAAAGGCCTTCGCCGTCCGCAACCTTACTATGTCTTGGAAAAACAAGAAGGCGTGGCCGGGTATCCGCTCAACGGGTCGAACGATCTGTCCACCGACCCGCTAACGTCTACGCTTATACGAACTTACAAAGATGTTTTTGGTTCGTTTAAAGAGGACAGTGAGGATGATGGTGTTTTTGTAACATACCTGGCCCAAGGTTCTAAAGCCCGGAATGTTTTTGATGGTACGTTCCTTCCGAATCAAGATAGAGATTATCCTGAATCTACTGAGGATCCGAGCGATAGTATCACAAAGGTCGCACTTGAGCTGTTTAAAGCGAGGCCGGGGGTATGGCTAAGCTCAGAACTTACTCCTTCAATATCACCAATTACGCTAAAGACTTCTAACAGCGTTACGACCGAAGGGATCAGGGTCGGATTACGTCGCCCTTCCGTTATCCGTGCATCTAACCATACCTGGGAATGGACGGGATATCTAAACTACGATACGGCTTTCCCGACTTTCCAGGGCGACCCGCTCGAACAAGATTTCGCTCTCGGCAAGATCATTGTTGAG